AGTGCTATGGTTCAAAGTATTCAGTTAAAAAAGTCACATTAGCAGTTTAATCAATCAGGGTGGCAAACTGCCACCCATTTCACTTTACTAAATCATTTACTCAATAATTATGGAACTTACAAGAACTCACAGAGAAGCATTGCTATTAGAATTAAAAGAAACAATTGAAGCATTAAAAAAATCAAATGAATTAACAGAATTATATTTATCTAAAGGTAAAAATGAATTCTTGCCATTTAGAGAAATTGAATCCTTTTTACTTGAGCAAAAAATCAAAACGATTGAAACTGCATTAATGGATAACCAAATAGATTACTAATGACAAACCCACAACAAGCACTCATAGGCATACTGATGACTGGTGAGACCCACCAAGAACTAATGCCTCAATTAGGTGAGCATCTCTTCAATGAGGTGCTTACCTCAAGATGTTACCAAGTAATCAAGAAAGTAATTGACAAAGGTCTTACACCTAACTTGGTCAACTTCTTTATGACATCAAACGAGATTGATAAGTTCACTCCTAAAGAAACATCTGAGATAGTGATGTGGTCAAACAACTTGACCTACAATGAACCAGTCAATGAATACATTGCCATACTAAAGGATGAACACATCAAGAGGTCAATAGCATCAATCGTAACTGAGCAATCATTAGGTCTAAGTAATACTGATGGATTTACAACTGCCACATCAATCATCAAGTCATTGACCAGCCTACTTGATACTGGAAGCAATTCAGATAACATCATTGACCTATCACAATTGACTAACGATGAACGTGAGGCATACTACAGAAGAGCAGCCTTAACTCAATCAGGCAAGACTACTGGACTTGAGACTGGACTCAATGCACTCAATAAGTTTACTGGTGGATTCCATCCTGAGTTCATCATCATAGCTGGTAGACCAAGTATGGGTAAGACTGCACTTGCACTCTTTCACGGAATGAAGAGTGGTGAGGCTGGTATCTATTTCAATCTTGAGATGAACAAGAGTCAACTATGTCAGAGGCTAATACTTCAAGAGGCTGGTGATTCAATCCACTCATCAAGACTTAGAGATGGTAACCTTAGTCAATCTGAACTCCATTCATTTGAGAAGACTATTGGAAGCATAGAGAAAGCACCATTCTTGATTTACGATAAGGCAAGGTGTGGTGTCCACGAGGCAATAAGGGTAATGAAGAGAGAGCATCGTAAAGGCAGATGTAAGTGGGCAATCATTGACTATTTGCAATTGATGACCATAGAAGGCTTTAGAGGAGGTAACAGAGAGGCAGAGGTAGCTGAGATTAGCCGAACCCTAAAAGCAGCACAGAAGGAGTTAGGGATACCAATTATAGCACTTGCTCAGTTGAGCAGAGAAGTTGAAAAGAGACCTGATAAGAAACCAATCTTATCTGACCTGAGAGAATCAGGTTCACTTGAGCAAGATGCAGACTCAGTTGCATTCGTTTGGAGACCATCATACTATGGTCTTGAAGATGATAATGGCAATCCATACACCAATCATATCTTCTACTTGTTTGAGAAGCATCGGCAAGGTGCTACTGGTGTAGTTGAGTTCAGGCACTCACCCAATATGACCAACTTTACTGATGTAGTTACCCACGATATAGGCAGCACATTCTTACCACAACCAGCTAAAGACTTACGACACTATGCAGACAAAGATTGGGATAAACCATTCTGAGTATTTGAACTACTTAGATAAGCACCTTACTGAGCCATTTGTAATGCTGGATGAGATGAATCTTACCTATGAGCAGTTTGAAGAACTATTCAATAACTCTTACCCATTTCGTCAGATGTGGTCAATTGAATGTGACTTGACCTATTACGAGATAAGAAGTGGTAGGTGTGAGTATGCTAAGGTGTATCACGGCAAGATATTTTGTACCAATAAACAATGTAAAACATAATCATATAATCACTATATTTGTTGACTATGGAACTAAAAAAGAAAGATAACAGAGGTGGTAAGAGACTTGGTGCTGGTCACCCATTCAAGTATGGTGAACGAACAATTAACATCACATTTCGCATACCAACATCACATAAGGAACTAATTAAGGCAATGGTTAAGGAATACCTTGATAAGGTTAGTAATGAATACAAAACAAGTAAACCAACTAAATCTGAACAATATTATGGCTGCTGAACAATCGGTTATTGAATTAATCTTTGAGAAACAAAACGAACTTACCATTGATGATTTTAATCTATGGTTGACATCTAACTACGATGAACTTAAATCACAACATAAGGTTGAGGTAATGGGTGCATACGAATGTGGATTAGAAGATAGTGAGACTGAAAGATATTCACAAAAAGCATCAATGATTTTCTATAAAGAGACTTATGGATAGTAAGCAGTTAGCAGTTGATTGGCTGGTTGAAAAGATTAAGGCAGCTAAACCTGATTTCAAATTTGACGCATTGATTAGAGAAGCTAAAGAAATGGAGAAGGAGCAGATAATTGAAGCATATGAACAAGGAGAATCAGAGTGGACACCATTTGAATTTAATACTGCACAAGACTACTACACCTCATCCTATGGAAAGTAACCTACTACTTATACCTTGTGCAATTGAATCAGTAGCCACAAGACGAGATAAGACCTTAAAGGTAGTAATTGGTACACAAGAACTATCACCAGCAAAGGCTGCTGAGTTATTCAACCAGTGGACATCAGGTGTAGGTGTTATGGCATTCAAAGGTGAGGCATTCAATTACAATGATGAGGAGTTACTCAAGTCAATCAAGATAGATGCTGAAGAGATGGGTTCTAAGACACCAAGTCAAAGGTTGAGGTCTTGCCTCTATGTATTGTTTGAACGCAATCCTGAAGGCTTTAATGACTTCAATACCTACTATGCATCAATGATGGATAAGTTCATCGATATGGTCAAGAAACGAATTGACACCTACCAGTTATGAACAAGACCCACACCATAGAAGATTCAAGTGGTAATAAGTTAATTGCCTCTCATAAGGATTCAATCATCAATCTATCATTGCTACTTGCTGATGGTAAGAAGAGAGCCATAGGTCAGATTGATAAGGTCACAAGAACTCTAAGGCTCGTAAGGTCACGAGGTAAGCATCTGATGAGAGTAAACAATTCATATGGCATCAACTACTACCTGATTGAGAATGGTCAGACCTTTGACAAGGTTGAGATAGTTGATGAGCAGAATACTTGGGTAGTGCCTAAAGAATATATCATTGAGCATTGCACCACGATGAACTTCAAGACTCAGGGATTTGAACTACAGAAGTTCATATCACTTGACAAACTAAATTCTTTCATAACTTTGTAACTTCAAACAGATACCTATGCCACTCATTCAAGGTGATACCTACGAGGTAATCAACAAGAACATTCAGAAGTTGATTAAGGAAGGATACGAGCCTAAACAAGCAGTAGCCATAGCATATGCTGAAGCACAAAAATCAAAACGTAAAAGATGAATAGTCAAGAAGAACCTAACAAAGGAGGTAGACCAACTAAGTACAAGGAGGCATTCAATGACCAAGTCTTTGAAATGGCTCTTCTTGGTTTATCAGATAGCCAAATGGCAAACATCTTAGGTATAACTGAACAAACATTAAACAATTGGAAAACCGAACACCCAATGTTTTTTGAGTCGTTAACGCAAGGGAAAGAGAATGCTGATGGCAAAGTAGCCAAAGCAATGTACAAACGTGCATTAGGTTTAACCATTATTGAAGAGGCATTGACTAAGGATGGGCAGATAGTACAACTAAGAAAAGAGTTACCACCTGATACACCAGCAGCTAAACATTGGTTAGCTAATCGTCAACGTAAGCTATGGGCAAACAATGGTGAGAGTACAATGTACACTACTGAACCTTTGATTATCATAAGGACTGAAGGAGACAAAGATGAATGAGTTTCAAACTAACCAAACGTCAAACAACTGCATATGACTTAGCAGTCAATGGAGTTAAGAAGGTAATAGTATTTGGAGGTGCAATTCGTGGAGGTAAGACGTACTGGTTACTGCTAACACTATCATCACTCTGTTTACTCTACCCACGTTCAAGATGGGTAATCATTCGTAAGACACTACCTGATTTAAAAAGAACTACCTTCCCATCATTTAGTTCAATACTTAACGATGGGTTAAATGAATACATTAGTTCTTGGAATCGTGAGACCAATGTTGTTACGTTTACTAATGGTAGTGAACTAATCTTTATGGCTGAATCTTATGATGATGATAAAGACTTAAATAGATTCAGAGGTCTTGAAGTAAATGGTGCTGGTCTTGACGAGGTAAACGAATTACAAGAAGCAACATTCTACAAGGTTCAAGAACGTATAGGTAGTTGGAATAAGGCTATAGGTCAAGCACCAATAGTATGTCTTGCCACTTGTAATCCAGCTAACAACTGGGTGAAGTCAGTTATTTATGAAAGGTGGCGAAGTAACACACTACCTGATAAGTGGTGTTACATTAACTCACGCATAACAGATAACCCATACATTAGTCAAGACTATCTTGAGTCACTTAAAGAGTTACCACCAATTCAGTATGCACGATTTGTTGAAGGTGATTGGGATGTAATGGATGATGTATCTAATCCATTCCTTTATGCTTGGGATGACGATAGACACATAGATGATTCACTAACTCTCAACCCTCACCTACCAGTATTCGTATCAGTCGATTTCAATATCAACCCACTCTCAGCACTAATCATCCAGCAGCATACCACTAAAGGTTGCTCAGTCATTGGTGAGATAAACATAGACAAGGGTAGTATAGATGCATTCTGTGATTACGTGGAAGGATTGAATATACCAAGAGGTATGCTAAGAATAACTGGTGATGCAATGGGCAATGGTAGGAGCATCCAACAACGTGATAACTCATCAGCCTATACCCAAATCAAAAGAAGGTTACACCTTGCAGATAGTCAGATTATCATACCAGCCAATCCTACCCACTACAATAGTCGAATAGACTGCAACAATGCACTAACTCGTCTTGAGATAAAGGTGAACTCAGTTAGGTGTAAATCATTCGTGTATGATTGTAAACAAGTCCAATGCAATGCTGATGGAGGAATCATTAAGAGCAATCGAAAAAACTTATCTGAACGTGCAGACTTTCTTGATTGTTTCCGTTACTTTGTGAATTCAATTTTAAAACGATACCTATGAGCATATGTTCACCTTGTTACGACTCAGGCAGTTATGTAGATGTATGTGCTACTGGTCTGACCTTTGGGGTAGCAGCACCTGATACCTCTTACCTTGTGTGCATCCAGTATAAGGCTACTGGTCGCATTCAGACCTTTGTAAGCATTAGTGATGAAGATGGTAACATAACTATTGAAGGAGTCTTGATTGACCCACTACAAGGTTATACCTTATGGATAACAACAGATACACCTAATGGTACAAGGCAAGACCTAACCATAGGAGAAGACACTTATACTTGCATTGACTTTAGTATTGCAGTTAGTGATAGTGAACCATCAATAGTTAACTTAACAGAATGAGCAAACTATCTGCAATCATCAGAGGGTGGTACTACTACCTTACTGCTAACAAGAAGTCAAGGAAACTTAGCAAGGGTAGAACTGCCATATGTAACAACTGCCAACATAGGTACAAACCACTTAACGTATGTAATGCTTGTGGTTGCTTTCTTCCAGCTAAGACAAGGGTTGAAGATGCACAATGCCCTCACGAATACTGGTGAGATATGGCAAACTTTATCATCTTACAATCGACCCTAATAGAATACAATAAGAGCATAGAATATGAAGAGTTACAAGAACTATCTGCAATTGATTTAGGTGACTGCAAGGTGCTGGTCAATGTCAATGCTATTATGATGGTCATAGAGAATCAAGGAACTACAATACTAACCTTAACCAATCTTGATAGGTTGGTTAGCAACAACACAATAGATGAAGTTATTCAGAAAATTAATGCCTCACAAGTTGTGGCATCGATTCAATAGATGGTCAACCAAACAATCAAGTTACAACTTGGTAAAGGTATTCACTCAAGATGGGTACAACTATCTAAGATTCCCAAAGGAGACCAATATGCCACTTGAAAGATTCTCAATGTCTATGGCATTACTTGAACGATTGAGTTCAGGCATTAGTGGTACTGAAATGGAAATGATATTAGAAGCAATGGAGAAAGCATTAAGTGCTGGTCTAT